CGTGGTATGGTATTTGGATATCCATTTCTAGTAGATAAAAAAAGAGGACCAAGAGATAGGATTGTTATACCATACACATACAAGAACAGGATAGTAGGACATACATCACGTTACTTGGATAATCGTACGCCAAAGTTTATAAACAGTCAACAACCTGGGTATGTATTTGGTTATGATTTACAAAAGTCAGACTGGACCAGTGCAGTAGTTGTTGAAGGTATATTTGATGCACTAAGTATATCCGGACTGGCATGTATGCATGAAACTATTAGTAAAGATCAAGCACAGTTGTTGAAACAGTTGCAACGTAGAATTATAGTAGTGCCTGATCAAGACCGTGCAGGATTAAGTATAATTGATGCCGCAGTAGAACACAAGTTTGAAGTTAGTATACCAGAGTGGCCTGAAGATATTAAAGATGTAAACGATGCAGTCGTACGTTTTGGTGTAGCAGAAACACTACAACAAATACATGCAAATGCAGAACGCAGTAAGATAAAAATAGAAATGGCACGTAAACGCCTAATGAGGATAGTATGACAGAATACACATATGATGTACAAAAATTATTTTTAGAAATGATGATGCATGATGCACAGAGTTTTCTAAGAGTGCAAAACATATTCAATGCAGAAAACTTTGACAGAGACTTGCGAGATACTGCAAAGTTTATCTATGATCATGCTAACGAACACAAAACACTTCCAGATAGAAAACAAATAAAAGCAGTTACAAACATTGAGCTATTGGAGATTCCAGATCTCAACAGTGGACACACTGATTGGTTCCTACAGGAGTTTGAAGCATTTACTAGACGCAGTGAACTAGAACGTGCAATATTAAAAAGTGCAGACATGTTGGAAAAAGGCAACTATGATCCTGTTGAAAAACTAATAAAAGATGCAGTGCAGATTACACTTACAAAGGACTTGGGTACAGACTATTTTGAAGATCCACGTGCTAGATTGGCGGCATTGAAAGACAACAATGGGCAGAATTCAACTGGTTGGCCTAAGTTAGACAAACTGTTATATGGTGGATTCAACAGAGGGGAACTACAGATATTTGCAGGCGGATCAGGATCAGGTAAAAGTTTGTTTATGCAAAACTTGGCAGTAAATTGGATGGAAGCAGGACTCAATGGGGTATACATAACACTTGAATTGAGTGAAGGATTGACTGCTATGCGTATTGACAGTATGTTGACAAACACTCCAAGCAAACAGTTGTTCAAGGATATTGAAACTGTTGAAATGAAAGTGAAGATGATGGGCAAGAAAGCAGGTGGCTTGCAAATAAAGTACATGCCTGCACAAAGCAATGTCAACGACATAAGAGCATTTGTAAAAGAACTTAGCATCAAGCAAGGCAGAAGCATTGACTTTATGTGCATTGACTATTTGGATTTGCTGATGCCAGTTAGTGCAAAAGTATCTCCGAATGACTTGTTTGTTAAGGACAAGTATGTTTCTGAAGAACTGCGTAACTTGGCAAGAGAACTGAACATACTGTTTGTTACTGCTTCGCAGTTGAATAGAAGTGCAGTTGAAGAAGTAGAGTTTGATCACTCGCACATAAGTGGTGGTATTTCAAAGATCAATACTGCTGACAATGTGTTTGGTATATTCACAAGTAGAGCAATGCGTGAACGTGGCAGATATCAGATACAGGCAATGAAAACAAGAAGTTCAAGCGGTGTTGGTATGAAAGTGGACTTGGAGTTTGATATTGAAAGTCTACGTATACGTGACTTAGGTGATGATGAAGAGTATCAACAGTTTAAGAAACAGTCAAGTTCAATATATGATCAAATCAAAGCAAAGTCTATACAAAGTGACCCTGCGGCAGATGCAACTGTAGAAGATGAACCAGGAAAGATTGTTGCTGATGTACAAAGCACAAAACTTAAACAGATGTTAGCAGGTATAAAGGCAAAAGGATGATAGTACAAAGTCATAGCGGATTTCAACCATTGAAAGAAGTATGGTTGGGTGATGTATATCCTGACACCTATTTTGAAACATTTAGCAACCAAGAACAAGATCTACTGTATTACATCAATGAACAAACACGCAAAGATCTGTCTTATATTCAAGATAAACTACAAGCACTAGGAGTAACTGTACGGCGTCCGTTCTTTCCAAAAATAGAACGGTTTCTAGATGAAAAAGATAATCTATGTAAACCGCCCATTACACCAAGAGATTGGGCAATTACAATTAATGATACACTGTATATTTGTCCTCAATATCCAAAAGGATTTCACGGCTACGAATATATAACCAGTCGCTATAAAAAGCATGATCAAAAAGTAATTGTGCTTAACAGGCATACAAATCCATTGGCTTATCTAACGCCACCTAGTGTTGTGCGTGTAGGACGAGATATGTTTGTAGACTTTCATAAAGATGATTATGCGTATAATGATTTTATAAAAGGACTTGACACCTTTAAAGAACACTATAGAGTGCATGTGACTAATACTGGTGATCATTCAGACGCAGTCTTCTGTCCAGTCAAACCTGGTTGTATATTTTCAACACATTACAAAACAGAGTATGCTACTACTTTTCCTGGTTGGGACATAAATTTTTTACCAGATACAACAAAAGCAAGAAACATACCAGGCAATTGGTGGGTAGAAGGAAGTTATTGGAACACTTTCAATCCTCATATTCTCAAAAGGGCTGAGTTTTGGGTTGGCGATTCTCGTGAAACTATATTTGAAGTAAACATGCTGATAGTCGACGAAAAAAATATCTTGTGTATTAGCGAAGATGATTGGGCACTGCGTAAACTTGAAGAATATGGATTTACGCCGCATGTTTGCAACTTTAGTACAAGAGGATTTTGGGATGGTGGATTGCACTGTCTAACCTCAGACATTTATCGTACTGGAGATTGTATTGACTATTGGCCAAACAGAGGACCTAACGGAATATACTTTTACGACTAGGCATATTGATCAATAGGCATTGCACGTACATTTTTACGTTTTACTTTTAGATAGTTACTGTTGTCTTTGGTCCACATCTGTCCTTCACCAACCACCACACTATCTCGTGCATACTTCACAGGCTTATCGACTACAAGATCAACATAGCGACCTTCGCCTACGCCTAGTGTGATAAAGTGTATGTAATTTTTTGCATCGCTTTTGAATACTCTACTGGCGGCAATTATACCTGCAAATTGAAACTTGTCCAAGAATAAATTTTGCAATCCCATGTTTGGCAAAAAGCCAGGACTGTTCCATGCACCATTTTGTTTGAAACTCTCAACTGGATCTTCTGTAATCCAATTGTCAAAGCCCAAGTCACGTAGATCCCAACCAGCACGTTTTGCTTCGTTGCGATATACCCAACGTGCATATGATCCTTGACAGTGTTTCAAACAAGCACGCCAAAACTCTTTTGGATTGTACACTTTATGATATGCCAGTGCCCATATAAGTCTGCCCAAGTTTACTGCGTGTGCTCTACACAAGCCAAACCCACTTAGTGATTGCATCTGTTCATAGATATCGTGTTTGTCTGGATGGTCACCTAGTCGTGCCATAAACTGCATCATTTTCTCTTCATTCTTTTTTGCAAAAGCACGACGATACATATCTGCTTCGTATGGTGATATACCAATCAACTTCATTATTTTGTGTATAGCATCATCTTCATATACTATTGCATTCTTTTGTATGCCTTTTTCACTCCAGTCACGGAACCAACTTGCCTTGCGTCGGCCCTCCATAGCAACAGGACGTACCAATGCACTTGCAAACACACAGTCCTCAACGCCTGTTGGTTGCAATGCACGAAACAGTCTTTTCATAGTTGGTGACTCTCCTTGTGTTACTCCAAGAACATCACCTCTACACAGTAAATCGCTAACTTGATCATCCTCTTTTGGATAAGCATCTAGTCTTGTGTGTGGATCTATTTCTAACAGTTGTGATAGTCCTCTGTTGGCTAGTATGTCCACTTTCAAATGTTCTAAGTCCTCTACTTCAT